GGGACGGGGACGGGGCCGGGGACGGGGGGTACGGGTCCGGGGACGGGGCCGGGGACGGGTACGGGTCCGGGGACGGGGACGGGGCCGGGGACGGGGGGTACGGGTCCGGGGACGGGGACGGGGACGGGGACGGCTAAATGGTCGGCGGCTGCATGCACGGCTGGCCAATCGACCTGGCGCTACGGTGTCAGGGCTGTCTCGAGGAAGCCGATCGGCTGTGCCGGGAATTCACGGAGGGCGTCCAATCGGGACGCTGGGACGAGGCTGGCTACACGCCGGCAGAAAGGAAACGACAACGTGGACGACGAAAAGCGATTTCTGAAGGACACGCAGACGGGGGACCTGCTCGCGGTGGTGATGCGAGACGGGCACATTCTCGAAGCCCTGAACGTGAACGCGGCGGCCGCCTGCCGGCACCGGCTCGATGAGATCTTCGCGACAGCCGACGACGCCGCGTTCATCAAGGGCGAGCCCCTGAAGCTCGTCAAGGCGGATCGGGCACACGGCCGGCTTGAGCTGTTCGAGCCGCGCTGTTCAGATCCGACGCATCTCCTAGCCGACATCGCGGCAGCGAACAAGGAGTGTCGGCAGCGCGAAGTCGAGTACACGGGCCTGCATCAGCGCGCGCAGGCCGCCAAGAAGACCTACGAGGCAGCGGTAGACGCCCTCCGCAAGCTTGTGCGCAAGTCGACGGAGCCGGCGGACCTGCCCCTCTTCATGGGCACGCAGACCGCCCCTGAGGCCCCCGCACAGGCTCAGACCGCTACGGTGTAAGGCATGGCCTGGGTGCGCATGGACGATCGGATGCTCGACCATCCGAAATTTGTCGGGCTGTTCAACCCGAAGGATCCAATTCACTGTTTCCTCTGGGGGTTGTCATACAGCCAGACCTATCGGCTCGACGGCTTTTTGTCGCACGAGGCCGTGCGCTCGAAGTGTCAGGCGTCGGCGGTCGAGAAACTGGTCGCCCGTCGGCTTTGGGACGTCATCGAGGGGGGCTACCAGATTCACGGCTACCTCGACTGGAACGATAGTCGAGAGGTCATCGACGCGAAGATCCACGGGGCCAGAGACCGCAAAGAGAAGTACAAGAAGGAACAAGAACGGAACAGAGACGGAACGACGACGGAACGCATTCTGGGCACGTCTCCGAGGTCGACCTCAGAACGCACAACCCAACCCAACCCAACCCAAGAAGTACTACGTACGTTCGGAGAACAACGGAGTGCTCGTACATGCGTACGGAAGTAACTAGCAGCAGTAGAACCAGGCGCGCGCAAGGCGCTCGCGAAGCTCTCCCTGTGGAAAACTCCAGAAATACACTACGGATTCACTGCGCAGTAATCAGGGAAGTCCTCAGAGGAGAACGCTTTACAGACATCGCTGACCTGAGTGAGGCAGTGAAAGGGCGCTGTGGAAAACTGAAAATTCACTATGACGGTGCCCAAATCGCGGCGGCGCTCCGCGAGGTCTGGCGCATGAACGGTGGACAAGTGCTGGCCGAACCAGGGCCGACGCCGTCAAGAACCGACGACGAACCAACGCCGTTCTCGCGCGATGAGGCTGGGAAACTACTCGAACAACTCGGCGTGAAACCACTCGGAGGCATGCGATGAGCGACGGATTGTACGAGGCGTTAGAGCTGCGACCGCGGCGAGAAGAGGCGACGGAGCGGTACCTGATTCGGCCCCTCGAACAGGTCGACATGACGGCGAGCGGGCTTGTGATGCCGGGCGAGCAACCGCAGTTCCGCGGGGTAGTCGAGAAGGTCAGCCCGGGGGGCGACACCGAACTCCAACCTGGGGACGTGGTGTTCTTCCAGAAGCACGCCGGCGCGCTCATGGCTATCGGATCCGTTGAGCGGGTGCTGTTCAACGACCCCGAGCTGCAAGCCCGTTTACCGGCCGGCTCGTTCGAGTTGGTCGTGCACGAGAACGGCAAGGAGCATCTCGTCGGGGAGGTCTGTTCGACGTGCCGGCGGGTCACCGAGGGCGAGGCGAAGAAGAACATCGAGGCGATGCGCGAGGCGCTGGTGCAGGGCGCGGTAGCCGACGCGACCGGGTTCTCCGATGAGCCGTCGTCCCGCGTGATCATCGCGCTCGTGTAGGGCGGCGTAGGATTCGATGTCATGCGCCAGGACGCGCGGAGTAAACAGCAGTGAGTGTGACCTTCTTCGTCGCCGGCATCGCGCAGCCGAAGGGTTCGACGCGCGCCTTTGTGCCGAAGGGCTGGACCCGCGCCGTCATCACGAGCGCCAACCCGAAACTGAAAGACTGGCAGTGCGCGATTGCCTCTGAGGCGCGTCCGCTCTTCGCGATCCCCGCGCCTCGTGAAGTGCCGGTCAAGCTCGTCGTGCAGTACCTCCTGCGGCGGCCGAAGTCGCTGTCGAAATGGGTGGAGTGTCACACGAAGAAGCCAGACCTCGACAAACTCGTCCGGGCGACAAAGGACGCGCTGACCGGCGTGGCGTGGGTCGACGATTCGCAGGTGATTGCCGTCGACGCGGTCAAGGCGTACGCGCGTGATCGCATCGGCGTCTCAATTACCGTGCGCTACGGGGCAGGCGCGACGCAGTGACCTGCCCGCACTGCGGCGAACGCGTGCTCACACGCACCGAGAAGATCCGCGAGGCGCGGAAGACCGCCGGGATCTGCATCGACTGCCGCGCGCTGATTCCGACGCGTGAGCGCATCCCCGGCGGTCGTAAGCCGGCGAGGTGCCTCGCCTGTCGACGGGCACGCACCCACAAGGCATAGCGCGACACACAGAATCTTCGTCGTTCCCCTCCTGCCGTCGCCAGCGTGCGCGATACTTCAGGCGTACACCGTGCCACGCACAGCAAAGACGACCCGACGCATGACGCGCAAGTGGTGCCCGAGCAACCAACAGCGGGCGTACGCGGCTGCGCTCATTCGGCACGCCTGCGATGTGGGCAAGCGGTATCCCCCCAAGCAGGAGCTCGCCCTCGAGATCGGCGTGAGCCGCCAAACAATTTCGCACTGGCATCGCACGCCGGCCTTTCAGGTCTGGCTCGACGCGCGTCAGGACGTGTTTATGCGGCGCGTCTGGACCCAGCTCCAGGTTCGCATGCTGATGAAGGCGTACAGCGACGCCAGCGTGCCGCATGCCGAGTTCATGGCGCGGCTGCTCCAGCCGGCAGCCGAGGCTGGCGCGCAAGGCCCCTCTGGCCCGACCATCGTCTTCAACATTCCCCGACCGCCGAACGTGCTGGCCGGACAGACGCATCGCGTCGTGGTGGGCATGGACGTCAAGGGCTTTCTCGCAGGAGACGACCGCGAGGACGTCACGAGCAAACGGAAGAAGTAAGGGCTGAGCTGTTCGCGTCGGTGCCACAGCGACGCGCGCACCGTCGACCGCCTGCCTGCGTTGGCCCACCTCCGGCGCGGGCAGGCCGTCGCGGTTCACCCCGACACGATCTAGGAGTCGATGCCAAGTGCGCCAGCCTTCAATGGCACCACCCTTGACCGCTACGCCCTGGGCTACCGAAACGCCCATGACGGATCGCCGTCTGAGCCCAACCCCAAGCAAGCCCTCGCACATGCCTCGCCGGCCGACGAACTGCTGTATGGCGGCGCCGCGTTCGGCGGGAAATCGGAGTGGACGATTTGGGATGCGATAGCGACATGCCTCGAAGTCCCCAACGCCGACGTCGCCGTCTTCCGGCGCACGTTGAAGGAACTCGAGGACGACCTCATCGAGCGGTTCCTGAAGTACGTCCCGCGGTGGATGGCGAAATACAACGACCAGAAGAAAACCGCGCGGTTCTACAACGGATCGCGCATGCTCTTCCGCTACTGCGACGTCGAGAAGGACGTCTACCGCTACCAGTCGGCGCAGTGGGTCGCCCTCTACATCGACCAGGCCGAGCACTTCACACACTCGATGGTGCTCTACCTCTTCTCGCGCGTCCGGACGTCGGTGCGCGGGGTGCATCCGAAGATTCGCCTGACTGCCAACCCGGGCGGCATCGGGCACGTCTGGCTGAAGGACCGCTACATCTCGCCGCCCGCCGAGGTCACGGGCGACCGGTCGGCGCTGCTGCCTGGCGAGCTCTGGCGCCCGGTGCCGAATCCCTCGATCGTCGACGACAAACCGCTCAGCCGGCAGTTCATCCAGGCCCTGATGACGGACAACGTCAAGGGCATGGAAGCGGACCCGGTCTACGTGCAGCGCATTCGCGCCAATCCGAACGAGGCGATTCGCCGGATGCTCGAGGACGGAGATTGGGACGCCTTCGACGGCCAGGCGTTCCCGACCTGGAAGCAACAGCGCCTGGTCACGACCCACGACGAAGCGTTGCTCGACGCCGGGCTCGCGCCCGGGCAGGTCATCCCGTGGCACGTCATTCCCGATCCCTTCTGGCAGCCGCCGCCGCACAGCTTGATTTACGGGTCCGTCGACTACGGCTACGGCAACCCGTGGAGTGCGAAGTTTCACGCCGCGATGGCCGATGGGCACTACGTCGCGTTCAAAGAGTTCTACGGGACGAAGGTCAGGGACCGGGACCAGGCGCGTCGGATCGCCTGGTGGATCACCGAGGCCTGGGCGGTGCAGGACGACGCGCGGCAACCCCGGTGGAAGTTTGCCTACATCATCATGGACTCGCAGATGTGGAATAGTCGCGCAGAGTACGGGCTGTCGAAGTCCATCGCCGACGTCTACGTCGACGAGCTCGGCCCGCTCGGCATCAACGTCATCCCGACCGCGAAGGGACCTGGCTCCCGCAAGGCGCGTTATCAGCGCATGCTCGAGGCCCTGTCGCCGGGGCCCGACGGGTTCCCGTGGTGTCAGTGGACGACGGCGTGTCCGAACTTCATTCGCACGCTGCCGCAGCTCATCATCGACCCGAACGATCCCGACGACATCCTGCACGGCACGACACCGGACCGGAAGCAGGACGATCATTGTTACGACGACGAAAGCTACTTCCTGAACAGCCGGCCGGATTTCCCGAAACCGGCGAAACAGGCCATGGGGCGCGATGCCTATTACCCACTCGGTTTTGAGCCGCGTGCTCGGCGCGCGGCGCGCTGACTTGCCGTGGCGATACGAGGACCTGTGCGGCATCACGGTCTTCGTGGTCGAGGACTGGCCAGACGACGAGATCCCGATTGCCCCACGCCAACTCGTCGAGGGGATTCGTCGGCGTCTCGACGCGTTGGCGGTTCCGACCGAAAGGGTAGGGCAGGATGACGCTCCGGTCTAAGCGGTTCCCGGCCGTCGTGCTCGCCGTGATTGCGCTGCTGTCACTGATCGCGGCCGCCTTCTTCGTCGTGGATGCGCTCATCCTCCTGGGGGTGCTATGAGTGCTCTGAACATCGCACCATTCGCAGACCCGAAGAAACGGCCGATCGCCCGCCTGGTGATGACCGTCGAAGCCCTTGACCTGCCGCTCGAGGCGTTGCTGGCCGGGCTGAAGCGCGAGATGGACCTGTTCACCCGGGACGTGATCACGGCCTGGATCGACCACGATCCCGCGCGCGCGGGCGTCGCGGCCGCGGCCGACGCCTCGAAAGTCACCCATCAGGGGAGGGAGTCGTGACCGACCGGTTGCACGCCTGCAAGGAGTCGCCCGACGGCCGGCACGAGTACGGGAAGTCGCCCATGACGTCGACCAGGTGTCTGTGGTGCGGGAAGCCGAAGCCGACGGCGAAGGCGTTCCTGAAATCTCGCGCATGACGCCCCTCGCCTTCGTCCGCACGTGCCTTCTCGCGGCCGACCGTCTCCGCGATGCGGAGAGTGAGCTCGCCCGTGTCCGTGCGGACGTCGCCTACTGGCGCTCCCGGTACGAACGGCTCGCCGACGACGTGCTCTTCTCCCGCGCGGTCATTACCGCGCCCGTCCACAGTGAACCGCGGAAGGCGCCCGAACTGCTCGGTGAGCGGGTGATGCGCGTCGGCGGCATGGTCGGCACGACCCGACCACGTCCGAAGGATCCCGATGCCCCCATCCTCACCCGCTAAGCCCGCGAAGACGGTCCAGTACGACACGCCGGCCGTGAAGCGGCTCGTGCAGGGCTGCATCGATGCCGTCCGCAACGACCCAGCCCGGCTTGAGCGGGACAAACAGGATTGGCTCAACCTGCTGTTCTACCGCGGCGGGCCGGATAATCAGTGGGTCACGTACGACGGCCAGAGCAACATCTGGCGTCCGGTCCCCACCGACGACAGCGAGTACGGCCTCCCGCCCGAAGTCCCGCGCTCCGCGTCGAACGTCTTCAAACGGAAGATCGACGGCATCTCGGCCATCCTGAACCAGTCAGAACCCGCCCAAGAGTGGCGCCCGTCGAAGGACGATGACCAGTCCCGGGCGGCCGCTGAGGTCGTGCAGGACGCGCTGCCCGTGCTCCTCGATGAGTGCGACTATCCGCGCGTGCGGGAACTCATCAATCTGCACTGTGTGCTGACCGATAAGGTCGCCTTCGAGGTCTACTACGACCCCGACGAGCGGTACGGCACGGAGACGATTGGCGCGGTCCAGTGCCAGGGCTGCGGCTGGCAAGGCATGCCGATGGACGTCGACGAGGCCGGCGATCGCTGCCCGGGCTGCGGCGCCGACGGCGACCAAATGGGTCCGATGCTGAACCAGCAGGCGCAGCCGATGGGGGTCGAATACCCGAAGGGCCGGCTTCGCTCGAGGCTCTACCCGTCGTTTGAAGTCTCGCTGCCGCCGAACGCGCGCGAGTGCGACGAACGGACCGTGCAGTACATCGTGACCCACAGCCAGATGCCCCGCGAGCAGGTCATCCGCATGTTCTCAGACAAGGCCAAGGAGCTCAGGAACGCGAAGGGGGAAACCTCGGCAGGCAACATGAGCGTCCAGTACGCCGCCGCGCTCCGGAATCTGTCGTCCCCGACGTCCGCGCAGCGTGGTGTCGCCCAAGGCGTGCAGGATTCGTTGACCGTCTGGCGCGTCGTGCATGACCCGATCGAGACCGAGGACGGCGACAAGTTCCCCGACGGCCTGGACGTCGTCATGGTCGACGGCGAGATCATCGACGGCGGACCGTTGCCCATCAAGGACGACGACGGCCAGCCAATGAAGCCGATTCTCCTGCGCAGCTTCCAGCTCACGCCGGGCTCGCCCTTCGGCATCCCACCGGCCGATGACCTGACCGTCTTGCAGCGGCAGCGCAATCTGCTCGAAACGCTCCTGACGCTCATCCTGCTGCACCATGCGTCGCCGACCGTCTACATCCCGACGACGGTCACCCTCGAGGACGAGCCCACGGGCATCCCGGGCCAGCACGTGCGGTATCGCGGCAATCTCCCCGGCGACAAGCCGTTCGTGCAAGCTGGCACCAACCCGCCGGAAGGGCTGTACCGCGCGATTGAGATGAACGACGCGGCGTTCGATGCGATCTCCGGCCTGAATGCCGTGCTTGAAGGCCAGAGCCCGCAGGGCCAGCCGACACTCGGCGAGGTGCAAATCCTGCGCGAGCACGGCATGGCGACGTTCAACAGCCCGCTCCACCTGTTGATCGATTTCGAGAAACGCCTGTCCTACCTCGTGCTCCAGGTCGCCCGGCAATCCCTCTGGACCTCGCGGCACATCCGGAAGGTGACCGACGGCGGTGATTGGGAGATCAAGGAGTTCATGTCGGCCGACTTGCACGGGTCGGTCGATTGCTACGTGAATACGGCGTCGGCCTGGCCGAAGTCCCAGCTCTTGCAGGAACTGCGCATGAAGGACGCCATCGCGCTCGGCGTGCTCAACCCGCAGGACCCGGAAGTGCAGGAAAAGATTCTGTCCGCCTACGATCTGATCGAGATGAAGACGTCGCTCGATGCCGACCGGAAGCAGCTGGCGCGCGAGCTCGATCGGTGGCGCGAAGCGACCAGCCCGGACCAGATCGCGCCGCCTGGCGAGTACATCAACGTCGCCTTCCATGTCTTCCAGAAATCGCAGTGGATGAAGACCGAAGAAGCGGAGCTGATTCAGCAGGCGAACCCGCCTGTCTGGCAGGCGATGAATCAGCACATCCTGCTGCTGAAGCAGCGGCAGATGATGGAGACGATGGGTCCGGCGCCTGGAGGACCGCCCGGGGGACCCGGGGGCCCACCCGGACCTGGGCAGCCGCCAGGTGGGAAGTCGCTTGAGGAACTGGTCTCGAACGGCACGCTGAAGCCGGTCGGGCCGACGAAGTCGCCGCTCGAGGACATGGTGAAGGGCGGACAGTTGAAACCCGGCCAGGCGCCGGCCCCACAGAGTCCGCTCGAGGGCATGATTCAGGGCGGCCAGCTCACGCCGGGTCAGGCATCCATGCCGGCCGGACCGACTGGGCCGTCGATCGACCAGCTCAGGGGAGACAGTGATTGAGCGACCTGCTCCTCCGTGACGCGGTGCATGACCTGCTCGTGTACTTGCAGGACCACGACGTCGAACTCGTCGGGCCCTTCCGACGTCTGC